AAGATATTAGAAAAGTAATACACTATGCAGAGTTAATATTAGAAAAGAAATATGGAAAGGAAAAATAGATGGCATCACTAATGGGAAGTAATTATTTACCTACTGAGTATCAATCATTCATTCACATGTCTAGGTATTCACGTTGGATAGAAGAAGAAGGTAGAAGAGAAACATGGGGAGAAACAGTAGGAAGACTTGTGTCTTTCTTTAAGGATCATATAGATACTAACTATGAAGGAGGAGTTACAGATAAAGAGTGGAATGAAATAGAAGAATCTATTCTATCTCTTGAGGTTATGCCAAGCATGAGAGCTCTGATGACTGCAGGTAAAGCATTAGATAGAGAACATGTATCAGGATACAACTGTTCTTATATTCCTATTGATAGTCCAAGAGCTTTTGATGAGGTGTTATATATCCTTATGAATGGTACAGGTGTAGGCTTCTCTGTTGAGAGACAGTATGCTGACAAGCTACCTACTGTACCTGATGTAGAGTTTGAGTATATAGATAGTGTTGTTTCTGTTACTGATTCTAAAGATGGATGGGCAAGAGCCTATAGAGATTTGATAGCTTACCTATACACAGGTAGAGTACCTAAGATAAATGTATCTAAGGTTAGACCTGCAGGTGCTAGACTTAAAACATTTGGTGGTAGAGCTAGTGGTCCTCAACCTCTGGTAGATTTGTTTGACTTTACTATTACTAAGTTTAAAGAAGCAAGAGGTAGAAAGCTTTCCTCTATGGAATGTCATGACATAGTATGTAAGACAGGTGAGGTTGTAGTTGTAGGTGGTGTACGTAGGTCAGCTCTTATATCTTTATCTAACTTATCTGATCAACGTATACGTACAGCTAAGACAGGTGAGTGGTGGTCAACTAATCCAGAAAGAGCTTTGGCTAATAACTCTGTTGCTTACACAGAGAAACCTGATCCCGGCATCTTCATGAAGGAATGGTTGTCTCTCTATGAAAGTAAGTCAGGTGAGAGAGGTATCTTTAGTAGAGCATCAGCTCAAAAGAA